GAATGTGACTGTGTCCCGACGCTCGTCCGTGGCGTCGAGGACTACCCGGGCGGCTACGACCCGGACGGCATGTACGACGCCTACCGCCAAGCCCGTCGCGACGCCGATACCGGCAGCACCAGCGACATTCTCTCGGTCTTGCGCAAGCAGCAAGGCACCCACTGATCTACGCCACACCCTGAGCGGTCAATCGGGGGCACGTCGACGGACCCACGGAAGGAATCCACCCATGGCTGATGAGCAGCAGGCTGCCGCAGGGCAGCAGGCGACATACACCCCGCCCGCAACGCAGGCCGACCTGGACCGCATCATCGCGGACAGGCTGTCGCGCGAGCGTTCGAAGTTCGCCGACTACGGCGACCTGCAGAAGAAGGCAGCCGAGTTCGACAAGGCCCAGGAGGCCGCCAAGACCGATCTCCAGAAGGCGATCGACCGGGCCGAGGCGGCGGAGAAGAAGGTCGCCGGCTACGAGACCCGCGATCAGGTGTCTGCCTGGGCCAAGGAGATCGTCAAGGACTCCAGGGTGCCCGCCGACGCGCTGCGTGGCACCACTCAGGAAGAACTGCAGGCCCACTTCGCGCAGCTCAGCGCGCTCATCCCCGCGGAATCCACCAAGAAGGGGGCTGTCGGCCCCTATGTGCCCGGAGAGGGCGCAGCAACCACCGGCGTCGTCGGTGGTCCCGAGCAGGTCTTCGCCGACTGGTTCCAGGACCAGCTCGGCCAGACCAAGAACTGACCCGAAAGGAAAGCCACCATGGCTACCGGAATGCTCTCCAGCGTTGCTGCAACGCTGCTCCCGCGCACCGTCGCGGACCCCATCTTCGAGAAGACGAACGAGACCTCGGTCGTCCAGTCCCTCGCCCGGCGCGTGCCGCTGGCGATCACCGCGCAGACGGAGATCCCGGTCAGCATGGATGTCCCGGTCGCAGGCTGGGTCGCCGAGGGTGGCCGCAAGCCGGTCGGCGCGGCCGGCGTCGGTGTGCGCACCATGAAGGGCAAGAAGCTCGCCCTTCTGCTGCCGGTGTCCACCGAGGTCGCGACCTCCAACCCGGCCGGGCTGTACGCACAGCTCAAGCAGGATCTCCCGCTCGCCCTCTCGCGCGCGTTCGACCACGCCTGCATCCACGGCAAGGATCTGCGCACTGGCAGCGCCGGGCCGTTCGATGACTACCTGCTCCGCGGGGCCAGCTCGATCGAGCTGGGCACCGCCTCGCAGGCCACCGGCGGCATCCGCACCGACCTGGTGAACGGCGAGAAGCTCGTCGTGGACGCCAACTTCGACTTCTCCGGCTTCGGCGCTGATCCGCGCCTGCGCCCGACGCTGAAGCTGGCCACCGACACCACCGGCCGCCCGCTGATGCCCGACGACGCCTCCACCCTGATCGGCTACCCGGCCGCCTTCAACCGGGGCGTCTCCGGCAAGTACCGCCGCCACGGCTCCCGCGTGCAGGTGCTCACCATCACCGGGACCCCGACCGGCGGCGTCTTCAAGTTGTCGATCGGCGGCGCGATCACCGGTGACATCGCCTACAACGCCGCGTCCTCGGCCGTGCAGACCGCCATCCGCGCCCTCGGCGCGCTGTGGGCCGGCGCGACCGTCTCCGGCTCGGCCGGCGGACCGTACACGGTGACCCTGTCCGCCCTGGGTGGCGCTGTCGCGCCGATCCTCGCCGATGGTTCCGGCCTGACCGGCGGAACCAACCCGGCCGTCGTGGTCGCCCAGAGCCCGGAGCCCGACTCCAAGCTCCGCGCGATCGGTGGCGACTGGACTCAGGCGGCCTGGGGCCAGGGCATGGACATCACCGTCAAGGTGTCCGATGTCGCGTCCTACGTGGACGAGGCCGACGTCACCCACTCGGCCTTCCAGGAGAACCTCGTCCTGCTCCTGGTCGAGGCCTACTACGGCTTCGTGACCTCCGGCGTGCCCGGGGCCTTCGTCGCCTACACCGACGCCGCCTGACCGCGGCCTGACACATCGAGTAGAGAGGGGCCGCCATGGCATACGCCACCGTCGAAGACCTGGCCGCCCGCTGGCGGCCCCTCTCTGGCGCCGAAGCCACCCGTGCCACCGTCCTCCTAGATGACGCCGCGGTCAGGATCGACGCGGCCAAGAAGCCCGCCGACCCGATCACCGATGCCGAGGTCCGCAAGATCGTCTCCTGTGAGATGGTCAAGCGGGCCATGCTTACGCCGGTCAACCAGCCGGCCGCGACCCAGACCCAGCAGACTGCCGGGATCTTCCAGCAGGGCATCACCTACGCCAACCCCGGGGGCGAGCTGTATATGACCAAGGAGGACCGGCGCCTGCTCGGCCTTCGCCGGCAGGCCGCCGGCTCGGTCTGGATGGGTCAGACATTCGAGGCGGCCCCGTGAATCTCAACGTCGTCGCCCAGGCGGCTCACTCCGTCTACTCGCCATGGGTCATCGACCCATTGGGAGGGCCCGAGCCCAGATGGGTCGACGCCGGGCCGGTGGACTCCTTCGGCTGGTGGCAGCCGACCGCCGACGAGCTCGGCATCGAGTCGGGGCGCCGCTCCGAGGAGGTGTCGCGGGTGCTGCTGGTCCCGGCGGGCACGGCATGCGGCGATAAGGACCGCTGGACCATCCCCGGAGACGGCACCTTCGAGCAGGTCGGCGGGCCACAGGACAACTCCCGCGGCCCGTTCGGCATGCAGACGCCGCTGATCGTCTACCTCAAGACGGTGGAGGGCTGAGTCGTGGCCCGGTTCCGTTTCAAGCGCTCGGATGGCGGGTTCGCGGAGCTTCGCACCCGCCCGGCCGCGATGGGCATGCTGAACGACGCCGCCGCCCACATCGCCGCACTGGCCGGGGACGGCTTCGAGGTGCGGCCTGCTGAGGTGACCGGCGGCCGAATCCGGGGGCGCGCCTCGGTATTCACTGCCACACCGCGGGCGATGGTTGTGCAGGCCCGGGATCACGTCCTGGAGAAGCTGGTATGAGCTACGCATCCCCGGCCGAGGTGATCTGTGGCCACATTGACGCTTGCGCGGTGGCCGCCGGTGACCCGGTGCGCGCTTTCGGTGGCGTCCCGAAGCCGCGCCCCACGCGGTTCGTGCGGCTGGTGCAGGCGGGCTCCACGGTCCTGTCGGTGGCTCACCGTGACGTGCGCGTGGTCGTCGAATGCTGGGAGGTCACCGAGCACAGGGCCGAGCGGCTCGCCGATCTGGTGGCCGGATGGCTCACCGACCTGCACGAGTCTCGCGGGTTCGTCCCACAGGGTCCGGACGGCTGGTTCGGCGGTCCCTACTCGCAGCCCGACCCCGACAGCGGCACGCCGCGATCGGTGATGACCGTAATCCTTCGACAGGGAGCGCAGTAATGGCCACCAAGAAGAAGCCCGTCACCCTGCATCACCCCACATTCCCCGACCTGGCCGTGACGGTCAGTGCGGAGGACCTTGCCGACTGGCTGGCATCGGGCTGGCTGGAGGCTGCTCCGAAGGCTGCCGACGAGCAGCTCTCCCACCACACACCCGAAAGGTAATCCCATGCCCAACACCAAGAATGTGATGACCGGTGCCCCGACTGGTGCAGTCGGCGGCTACCTGCTCCGCGCTCCGCTGGGGACCGCGCTGCCCACCACGGAGGCGATCGCCCTGAACGCCGGCTTCATCGATCAGGGCTACGTGTCCGAGGATGGTGTCGAGCGCGCCATCTCCAAGACCTACGAGGTCATCCGCGACATGGGCGGCAACGAGGTGCTGAAGTCGCGCACCGAGCACGGCGTGACCGTGACCTTCGCCCTGCTGGAGACCCTGAATGGCGAGGTGGCGAAGACCATCTATGGCACGGATGCGGTAACCATCACGGCCGCGAATGCTGGCGCTGGCACGAAGGTCGCCATCGCCTACGCGGGCGCCGAGGTTCCGAACTCTAGCTGGGTGCTCGATACGAAGCTGGCGGACAAGATCAAGCGCTACGTCTTCCCGAACGCGCAACTGGCGACCGAGGATCAGACCGTCACCCTCAACTCCTCGACGGCCACGACCTTCCCCGTCTCGCTGACGCTGTACCCGGACGCCGCCGGCAAGTACTTCTACGAGTACTCCGACGACGGCGTGAAGTCCGCCTGACCCACTGACGCCGGGGGCGGGCTAGCGGTCTGGCCTGCCCCCGGTCTCACCCAAGGCCGCACACCTGAAAGGCCGTACCATGACTGACATTCCGGCGGGCGCGAAGAAGCCATCCGACCGCAAGCCCAAGAAGGAGCCGGGCGCAGGCCGCACGGTTGACGTGCAGGGGCTGCGACTCATCATCGCTGAGGGCGCCCTGGACGACTTCGAGTTGCTCGACGACCTCAACCTGCTGGACGAGGGGGACGCGAACGCGGCGCTGAAGCTGCCCCGCATTCTGCGCACCTTCTTCGGCGCCGACCAGTACCGGACCATCCTGGACCATCTGCGGGGGTCAGCGGGGCGGGTGTCCATCGAGGCGGGAATCGGCTTCGTCGGCGACACCATGGCCGCACTGCGGGAGGCCAACCCAAACTAGCGATGCTGCTGGGGCTGCTCGGGGAGTGCCCCGACGCCCTGGCAGCAGACTTCTACCGGTACTACGGCGACTCCCCGCGGAGGCTTCACGCCCGCGGGGTGCCGATGTGCGACATCGCCGCGATGGCCGCACATCTGCCGCCCGACTCTGCGGTAGCACGGGCTGTCCGTCCGCCGTCGCCGGACGACGTTTGGACGCTGGACGCACAGCTTGCGGCTGCGGCCGTCGATACCTTGGGTGGGCTGCTGGCTGTGGCCCGCGCCCAGTTCGAGGGCCGCCGAAGGGTCAGCTTCCCCGATCCGATCCAGCGGCCCGGCATCGGCCCGCGCGACGGCGTGGAGAGACTAGCTGGGGACACGTTCGCCAGCCCGGCGGCGTGGGATGCGTGGTATGCCCAGCAGCCGGGCGGCCGCTAGCCCTTGCTCATCGCCACAGTCTTCGTGACGCCGAGCATGGTGAAGTCGAAGGACAGCTTCCCGGCGGCGTAGGTGAAGGTCTTGCTGGCGTCCCCAGATCCGAGGATCGACGTGGAGAGCGCTTCGGTGTCTGCTGCTGATGTGACGGCCACGTCACCGGTGGCGCCGTCCGGGACGGGGAAGGTGCCCTTCCAGTAGAGGCCCTTCGTGTCGTCGTTGACGATCTGGATCTCGATCTGGTCGTCGGTGACGGTGGCGACGAACTGCGGCGGGTCGCCCGCTGGGGATGTCCACGTCCCGGCCAGATCGACCGGCGTGGCCGGTGCTCCACATCCGGTGAGCATGACCGCCAGAGTGATCGTTAATGCCGCGATGGCTGTCTTGATTCGCATGCCGCCCAGCGTATCCGCTGGCCGCTCACTGAGGGGGTGTGATGGCTGGAGAACTCGGGGTCGCCTACCTCTCCCTGGCGGTGTCGTCGGGTGGCGTGGAGCGCGACATTCGCAAGTCTCTCGGCAATGTCGAGTCGGACGCGGGCCGGGCTGGCAAGAAGTCGGGCTCGGCTTTCGCGGGCGGGTTCAAGGGTGTCCTGGGGATCCTCGGGGGCCTGGCCGTGCTGGGCAAGACGGCCGACTTCCTGCGGGACGCGAACGCGGAGGCGCGCGAGTCTCAGAAGGTGAATGCGCTCACCGCGTCGATCATCAAGTCCACCGGTGGCGCGGCGAAGGTGACCGCCGGTCAGGTGGGCGACCTGGCCACCAAGCTATCCAATGCGACCGGCGTGGACGACGAACTCATCCAGTCGTCGGCGAACCTGCTGCTCACGTTCAAGAATGTTCGAAACGAACTCGGCAAGGGAAATCAGGTTTTCGACCGGGCCACCGCTGCCGCGCAAGACCTGTCCGCCGCCGGGTTCGGCGACGCGAGCGGTGCAGCGAAGATGCTGGGCAAGGCGCTGAACGACCCGATCAAGGGCATGTCGGCGATGGGCCGGGCGGGCGTCACCTTCACCGAGGCGCAGCAGAAGCAGGTCAAGGCGCTGGTGAAGTCTGGTGACCTGCTAGGGGCGCAGAAGATCATCCTGGGTTAGGTCGAGTCTCAGGTGGGCGGGGCTGCTGCCGCGTCGGCGACCGCTGCGGAGAAGCTGTCTACGAAGTGGGCGAACTTCAAGGAGCTGGTGGGCGAGAGGGTCGTGGTGCCCTTGGCGGACGCCATCGCCCCGCAGATCGGCCGCGCCATCGACGCCATCAGCCC